TGTCAGCCGGGGAATTCGTGCTGCGCGCCGAAGTCGTGCGCCGGGTGGGCGTGGACTTCCTGCATGCCCTGAACGGCGGCCTGTCTGCGCCGCGCTGGTCGGGCCCGCGCCTTGCCTTTGCCGACGGCGGCGTAGTCCCGGAGATTGCCCCGGCTCCGGCTGCCGCCCCGTCGCAAGCGGTGCGCATCGTCAACGTCATCGATCCAGGCATGGCGGCTGACTATCTCAATTCCGCCGCCGGTGAAAAAACCATTCTCAACGTGCTCTCGCGCAACGGCTCGGCCGTGCGTGAATTACTGAGGTAAGCCATGGCATTTACCAGTGGCACCGCCACCGACTATCTCGATCTGCTGAACCGATTGAAGCAGTTCGTCACGCAGGACATGCTACCGGCCAACGAACGCTGGTCGGTACTGCGCTGGGTGCCGGGGCCGCCAGCTGAACTGGTGCTGCAGGGCCCGGGACTCGCCGGTACCGATCAGATCAACGTCGGCATCCTGTCCGAGGCCGGCGCGGACTACGGCAACTGGAAACTGCGCGGCTTCGTCGGCTGGAACCCGGCGCAGACCTTTGACGGCCAGTACAACCCAAGCGGCACCTTCTACGCGTTGTTGATGGCATCCGCCATGCCCTACTGGATCGTGGCCAACGGCCGCCGCATCGTGATGGTCGCCAAGACCGGCACCTACTACGAGATGCTGCATCTGGGCCTGTTCCTACCCTATGCGACGCCGGGTCAGTACCCGTATCCGCTGCTGGTCGGCGGCACGTACAACAGTTCGACGCGCTGGAGCAATTCCTACACCTACCGCAACCACCTGCCCAAGTCGCAGGGTTACTCGGGTGCGTATTACGCGCCGACTGGCGTCTGGACCGGGGTGTCGGCGATGTGGCCGAACAGTTGGGGCAGCAACACGCGCGAATGCCCCGATGGTTCCTACCCGCTGCTGCCGTTCATCCTGGCCGGCTTGGGGGAGATGGAAGGGTGCTACTGCGTTCCCGGCTATGCCAATGCCGTCGAGAACATCATCAGCATCGGTGGCGTCGATCATCTGGTGGTGCAGGACGTGTTCCGCACCGGCTACAGCGACTACTGGGCATTGAAGCTCGCGTGAGGTAAGCGATGGCATTTCAATCCGGCATCACCACCTCGGCGAACGACCTCCTCGACAAGATCCGACTCTTCGCCACCGGCTCCTGCGGCTACACGCAGTTGATGTATCAGGCCGACGCCGGCTACTACCGCCTGCACCTTCAGCACGCCGCCACCGGCCAGTACGTCCACCTGCATTCCTATGCGAGCTACGTCGCCTGGTACGGATCGACCAGTTTCAACAGCGGCTTGGCCTACGGATCGCAGACCCTCGCCTCGGGTTCATATTCCCTGACCCAGTTGTCGGGCAGCGCCGAGTACTTCCTCTTCGGCGGCGACGGCTGGTGCTATTGCGTCGTGCAGACGGCCAGCACCACCTACGCGCCGATCATCTTCGGGGCGATCACCAAGACGTGCACCTTCACCGGCGGGGCCTTCCTGTCGGACACCTACAGCACCTATGTGCGGGCTGATATCGACGGTAACACCAACAAGTGGAAGGTGGGCACCTCGGGCGTGGATGCCGTGCGTGCCTTCTACAGCGCGACGACGCGGCAGCTCGACAGCTACTCGCCCATCGCATTCAACGGCGTGACGCCCCTGTATCCCTGCACGGTCGAAGTCGGTCGCCCGACGCCCAGCTACTTCTACTCGATGATGGGCTACGCACCCGGCGTGCGCCTGCTGCGAATGAACGGGCAGTACGTGAACAAGGACATCGTCACGTTGGGCGGCAACGACTGGATGGTCTTTAGCATGAGCTACGGCGGCTACGCCTTCCTGAAATGACGATCTACGCTGGAGCCATCCTGCCCTCCGGATTGCCATCCGATCCGGCCTATGGCGCGGCCTACAAGTTCCTGCCGGCACCCTTGACGCTGCCGTACCCGAGTGCCCTGGCCAGTAACCCGTTGAGCGCAGGCCCGATGACCAACAACCTGCCGGTCGCCGAGATCGTGTCGGCCTTCGCGGGGAACATGGTGCGTCAGTTCGAGCAAGACTGGTACCACCACGTCCATCTGCTGCCGGCCAAGATCGCCTTGGGCAACCTGCTGTCGACGCAGATCCGCCAGGTCGAGGTGTGGAACGCCCATTTCACGCCCAAGACGCTGTCCGCGATTGTCGGGCAAAACGATGGCGGCATCACGCTCGCTGCACCGGCGAATCCGCCGACCAGCTACGGGATGCTGGAGTCGCGCCAGCACAACGTCTCGGTGAGTCTGGACGGGCCGCCGGTGATCGAGGCGAGTTTCACGTTTCAGTTTCCCGACGAGGCACCGACGCTGTCGATCTCCGGTCGACGCGTCGTGGTGTTCGGCCTCAAGCTCAACTGGGCTGACGGCTGGTTGGAACGCCTGATGTGGGCAACCGACGTGCTGACCTCTCGCGATGGCACCGAGCAGCGCGTCAGTCTGCGCGCCAAACCGCGTCGTTCGCTGGAATTCTCGATCCTGGTCGGTCGTGACGATGCGGCGTTGCTGGACGTTCTTCTGTCGGCCTGGCAGTCGCGCGTCTATGCCTTGCCCATCTGGCCCGACAAGGCGTTCCTCTCGGCATCGATCACTGCCGGCAGCACGGTGATTCCAATCACGACAACGAATCTCGAGTACGAGGCTGATGGCCTGCTGGTGATCGGCAGCGATAGTCGCAACACCGAGGCGGCCGAAGTCCTGTCGGTGGCGAGTAATGCGGTGACCCTGAAGCAACCGCTCCTCTCGAACTGGCCGACCGGATCGTTCGTCGTACCGGCGCGCACGGCGAGGCTGCGCGTGTCCCAGGCTGTCTCAAGGGTGACCGACGCCATCGCCCGCGCCCGGTTGGTGTTCGACATCGCCGGCACCACGGCCATCGCGAAGCAGGAATCGACGACGACCTTCAATTCGACCCCAGTGTGGATCGCACGACCGAATCGGGTGCGCGATATCGACACCGACTATCAGCGGCTGGCCGAGGTGCTCGATTTCGGCACCGGCATCACGGCGGTGGATGACCACGCCGCGCGTCCCTTCGTGCGGCGCTCCTTCGACTACCTGTTCAAGAACCGTAGCGAGATCGCCGCCTTCCGAGGCTGGCTGGCCGCCAGGCTGGGCCGTCTGACCGCGTTCTGGCATCCCACCTGGGAAGCCTCCATCGTCCCGACCAAGAAAATCCTGTCCAACCAGACGGTGATGACCGTGGCCTCTCGCGGCTACGCCTTGTACTTCAACCCGATGCCAGGACGCACCGAGGCGGCCTTCCTGCACAAGAACGGCAGTTGGTACTTCCGCACCATCACGAGTTTTGGGGCAGGCACCACCGGCGACGAGGAAGTGATGACGATCAATCAGTCCTCGGTTTCGATGCCAATCCTGAGGACTGGGTCGCCATCTGCTTTCTGGAAAAGACCCGGCTCGACGCCGACCAGATCGAAATCAACTGGCAGACCGACAGCGTCGCGCAAGTCTCGTTGCCAATGCGTAGCGTGAAGTCATAGCCGAGATCCAAGGATGAGCTACAACACGCAGGAAATCTCGGCGGCCGCCGGCCAGCCGGTGGAACTCTATCGCTTCGTTCTCGGCCAGCAGGTCTGGACGGTGACGAGCGGTCGTGAGGCGATAACCTATCAGGTCGAGAGCTACCAGCCGGCGGTGATCCGCCGCTCAGCCGTCGAGCAGTCGCCGGAATTCGCCCGCAACGGCATCGACCTCGAGTGCACGCGGGATTTCGCCGTGGCGCAACTCTTCGCGGCGGCACGCCCCAACGGCGTGGTGTCGCTGACCGTGTTCCGCAACCATCTCGGCGATTCGGAGTACATCACCTGGTGGAAGGGGCGCGTGGCCTCCGTCGCGTTTGCCGGCAGCACCGCCAAGATTCGCTGCGAGTCGATCTTTACGGCGCTGAAACGGCCGGGCCTGCGCGCCCATTACCAGACCGGTTGCCGTCATGCCTTGTTCGATCCGGGCTGCGGCGTGAACAACCAGGCCTACAAACTCGTCGGCACGGTGGCGTCATTCTCTGGGCTGAACGTGACATCCAGCACCTTCCTCTCGCAGGCATCCGGCTGGCTGACCGGGGGCTACCTGCGCGTGGGCGGCGTCCCACGGATGATCACCAATCACTCCGGCGACACCATCACGCTCTCGGCCGTGCTGCCGGGGCTCGCCGTGGGCGTGGCTTTCGAGGCCTTCGCCGGCTGCGACCGCACGTTCGCCACCTGCCAATCCAAGTTTGGCAACAGTCTCAACTTCGGCGGATTCCCCTGGATTCCCGCCAAGAACCCCTTCGCCGGGGATTCCATCGTCTGAGGGCAACACCATGTGGGTACAGATCGCGATCTGGGTCATCACCACGGTCATCGGCATGCTGCTTGCGCCGAAGCCGCCCAAGCCGGCTTCCGCTACGCCTGGCAACCTCGATGTGCCGGTGGCGGAAGCGGGCAAACCCATCCCGGTGCTGTTCGGCACCCGGGTCATCCGGCAGGCCAATGTGGTCTGGTACGGCGACATCAAGACCACCGAGATTCGCCAATCATCCGGTAGCGGAGGCAAGAAATGATTGTGACGCACGACGACGCCAAGGCCTTCGGCTACTGCAATGCCGGCCTGCGCAAGTGGTTCCCGCGCGATGGCGTGACCTTCGACGATTTCCGGCAGCACGGCGTGACCGCCGAGTGGCTACGCGCGACTGGCGATGCGATGGCGGCCCGGTTGGCCGATGAGGTCGAGCGTCTGCATCAGTCGCAGGAGAGCGCGTAAATGGGCGGCGGCGGAAAAGGCGGTGGCTCGTCATCCTACGTCGTCGGCCACCGCTATTACGCCGGCCTGCACCTGGCGATCTGCCACGGCCCGGTGGACGCGGTGACCCGCATCATCGTCGGCGAACGCACGGCCTGGAGCGGCAGCGTCACGTCCTCGCAGACCCTCTACGTCAATGCCCCGGAACTGTTCGGCGGGGATTCGCGCGAGGGCGGCGTCCAGGGCTACGTCGAAATCAAGATGGGGGGTGCGGCGGAAACGGTGTCGGGCTACATGCAGCAGAAGCTCGGCAGCGTCATACCCGCCTTCCGAGGGGTGGTGTCGATCATCGCCCAGCAGTGCCAGCTGTCGGCGATGAACCCCTACATCAAGCCCTGGAGCATCGAGGCGCGGCGCATCCCCGCACCGGCAGCATTGGGGAGTGGTTACATCAATGGTGACGCCAATCCGGCGCACATCATCTACGAGTGCCTGAACAACGCCACGTGGGGCCTGGGCTACGCGGCAAGCGAGATCGATGCGACCAGCTTCCAGACCGCCGCGAATACGCTGGCCTCGGAGCAGTACGGACTGTCCTTGCTCTGGGAGCGCGAACAGCCGCTGGAGGAATTCATCGCCGAGATACTTCGGCACATCGATGGCACGCTCTACGTCCATCCGCGCACAGGGAAGTTCGTGCTCAAGTTGGCCCGTGCCGATTACAACGTCTCCAGCCTCCTGGTGCTCGATGCCTCGAACATTCTGGAACTGGAGAGTTTCTCGCGGCCCTCGGAATCGGAACTCGTCAATCAGATCACCGTTCGTTACCGTGATCGTTCCACCGACAAGGATGCCGCGATCACGGTGCACGACCTGGCCGCGCTGGAACTAGCGGGGGGCGTGGTGTCCTCGGCCACGGTCGACTATCCCGGTATCAGCAATGGCAGCCTGGCATCCCGGGTGGCGCTGGGTGATCTCAAGCAGTTGTCGGTGCCGCTGGCCAAGGTGACTCTGATCGCCAATCGGCAGGCGTCGAACCTCAACATTGGCGACGTGTTCAAGTTCACCTGGACGGAACTGGGCATTGCCCAGTTGGTGATGCGCGTCGTGCGCGTATCGTATGGCACGCTTACAGACGGCCGGGTACGGATCGAGTGTGTCGAAGACATCTTCGGCCTGCCGTCCGCCTCCTACGTGTCCCCGACCCCGACCTCGTGGGTGTCGCCGCTGACGTCACCGGCCCAGGTGCCGTATCGCCGGCTGGGCGAGGCGCCGTGGTGGACCGTGGTCAAGCGTGTGGTCGGCGAATCGCAGGCGGCCAGAGACGAATTGGATCCACAGGGCGGGCTACTGGTGGCCTGCGCGAGCCGCCCCTCCGGCGATTCGCTCAACATCAAGCTGCTGACGCGTCAGGGCAGCGCCGCGTTTGCCGAAGTGGACACGATGGGCTTCACCCCGAATGCGACGGTGACCAATGCCATCGACGAGCAGACCACGGTGCTCGCCATCGGCAACGGCCAGGATCTGGACGTCGTGAAGCTCGACACCTACGCCTACCTCGACAACGAGATCGTGGCGGTCAAAGCGATCAATCTCGTGGCTGGCACGGTCACGGTGGAGCGCGGTGTGCTCGACACGGTACCGGCGCCGCATCTGGCCGCTGCGCGTATCTGGTTCGCCGATGCCCTAGAGGCGCTGATCACGGAGCAATATCTCTCCGGCGAGTCGTTGCAGGTGAAGATGCTGCCGGCGACCGGTCTCGGACGACTGGCCGAATCGGCCGCGACCGCCGACAGCTATGCCTTTGCGGGCCGTATGATCCGGCCCTATCCGCCGGGAAATGTCCGGGTGAACAACGTCATGTGGCCGATGGCGATTATCGGTCAGATGGCACTGACCTGGGCTCACCGCGACCGGATGCAGCAGAGCGTGTATCTGGTGACGCAGGCCGAGGGCAACATCGGCCCGGAGGCCGGCGTGACCTACGCGGTGCGCTTCTACAACGAGAACAACGCCC